GAGCCGGCGTCGCGTGACGCTGGCGAATGAGTGCGAAAGGAAAAGGAGTTTTAACCATGGCTTATGAACTTGCTGGCCCACCGAAGACAACCCGCGTCACGCGGAAGATCGCGGAAGAGTTCCGCGACATGACGCCAGCCCCTCACGACCGTCCGGTCGGAAAGATTCGGCTGGCCGTCTATCGCAAGGCTGTTTCGCTTGGCCTGTTTCGCCCGGTGCAGTGGGGCTCTGCCCTCTGCCTTGCTGACGGCGTCACGTACCGCGTCAACGGCAAGCACACGAGCATCGTGTTTTCGGAGCAGGAAGACCCGATGCCCGAACTGTACGTCACGGTGGAGAACTACCGCTGTGACACGCTCGAGGACGTTGCCCGGCTCTACGCCACATATGACGGCAAGGACTCGACGCGAACGTCATCGGACATCAACAGGATGTTCGCGGCGACCGACCCTGACCTGTCTGCCATCACGAGCAAGGTTCTGAACCTGGCCGTGACCGGCATCTCGTTCCAGCAGTTCCGAGAGCAGTATTGCAAGGTGCGGCCGGTCGAGCGTGCCGAGGCTTTGCTCGTCAACCGTGAGTTCGTGTGCTGGCTTGATGGGATGCTGACCGGCGGCGATTCGTTGCATCTCAAGAGAGGGCCGGTTGTCGGTGCCATGTTCGGCTCGTGGATGAAGTCGCGGAAGGCGGCGACGGAGTTTTGGTCGATGGTCCGCGACAACGACGGGCCAGAGCAGTGCCGAAAGCTCAACACCTACCTGAACCGCAGCCACATTTCGATTTCGTCTGGCGTCAACAAGCCGGCCCGAGATCGGACCACGTTCGGCAGTATGTTCGACAACTGCGTGAGTGCGTGGTCGGCATGGCGAAAGGGCTCGAGCTACCAGCCTAGCAATCGGCGGATGAAGAAGGCCCCGGCTTTCGCGTGACAAACACCGCCCACAGGCAGGCAGCACCGTTCGAGCCGGTGCGGGCGGGCTCAAGGAGATTGCAACCATGACCAACTCGACAACCCTGGCCCGAATCAGCGAAGCCATGAAGGCCCTGTCGGCCGCGAAGACCCTGGATGACGTGCTCCAAATCCGCGACCAGGCAGAAGCCCTGCGGGTCTACGTCAAGGCGGCGTCAGACAGCCTCGAGGCGGCGAACGCCGCAGCAGAAATCAAACTGCGGGCGGAGCGAAAGGCCGGTGAGATGTTGGCCGGCAACGTGAAGCGAGGCGGAGATAGAGCAAACTCGCACGATGACAGTTTGCTTTCTGACTTGGGGCTCAATCATAGCCAATCGTCTCGTTGGCAGCGTGGTGCTCGTGTTGCAGAGGAAGATTTCGAGGCATACCTCCGCGACTGCCAGAAGCACGCGAGAGAGGTCACGCAAGCCGGCCTGCTCAAGCTCGCTAACGGGGCACACGTTGGAAACAACAGCGGAAACAGCGAGTGGTACACGCCGCAAAAGTACGTTGAGGCCGTCCATGAGGTGATGGGCTTCATCGACACCGACCCGTGCTCGTGCGAGGCTGCGAACGAAGTCGTGCGGGCCGAGACGTTCTTCACGGAAGAACACGACGGGCTGCAGCATGAATGGCACGGCTGCGTCTACGTGAACCCGCCATACGGTGACGGCACCGTTGAGGAGTTCGCGGTCAAGCTGCTCCTTGAATTGGACGCTGGCCGGGCCACCCAGGCGATTTTCTTGGTGAACAACTGCACCGAGACGCGGTGGTTTCAGACGCTCGTTTCGCACGCTGCGGCAGTCTGTTTCCCCTGCGGCCGGATCTCGTTTTGGAGCCCCGACCGGGCATCGAAAACGCCGCTCCAGGGGCAGGCGATTCTCTACTTCGGCACGAACGCGAAGCGGTTTAAGCGGGTTTTCTGCGGCATCGGGTTTACGTCACTGGTTCGATAGCAAGGACGCTATTCGATGAAAACGACAGACAACGTGACTCGCTACGCCGAGTCTTGGGTTTTCCCCTACCTGCAGTCGCTTTACCCCGACTACGCCGTGAGGCCGGTGCCCGACAACATCGAGGCGCAGCACAGGTACGGCGACAAGTGGCTGAGCAGTTCCAAGCATCAGCACGCAATGGAATGGGAACTGAAAGCAGAGGCCACGCACACCGGAAACCTGTTCATTGAGACATGGAGCGACATTCGCAAAGGCGTCCCCGGCTGGCTCTACCACTACTCCGACCTCGCCCGCCTCGCGTATGCGTTCAACGACAAGCACCGCCTCTATACGTGCCGCATTGGCGAACTAAGGCGGTGGGCTCATGCGGAGGCCGGCAAGGCATTGATCCGCATCGAGAGCTTCCGGCTGGTAGAGCAGACCAAGTACCAGCAGAGAAACATCACTGTGGGTCGCTTGGTGCCTGTTGATGTGTTTCTTTCCGAGGTCGCCAGTGCGGACGCGCACGATGTTCAGGAGGCCACCCATGGCCGGTGAATGGATACCCATTGACTGCAACCTCGCTACGAAGCCCGAGGTGCTCGAGGTGGCCGCGGCGACTCACGAACCTATTGAGGTCGTGGTCGGCCGGATGGTCCGCCTGTGGTCGTGGGCTTGGCATGTGACGGCAGACGGCACCATCCGCGTGCCGCTTGCCATGCTTGGGATGGTAGCTGGCGGCGACGAAACCTACTGGCAGGCTGTTGAGCGTGCCGGCTGGCTGGTCGTGAACGGCGACACCATCACCATTCCGGGGTGGGAAGAGCGGTTCGGAAATGCCGCAAAAAGGCGGCTTTTAGACGCTCGGGCGAAGTCTGTCCGCAGGTTGTCCGCATCTTGTCCGCATGACGCGCGGACAGATTGCGGACTAGAGGAGAGGAGAGGAGAAGAGAAGAGAGAAGAACATATACCGGCTGCGCCGGTTCCCACGAGCGAGCCGGCAAAGCCGACCCGCTCGCGGGCGAAGCCTTCCGGCGTTTCTTGGACGGCTGAAGCCGGGTGGACGGGCATTACGGACGCTGACCGCCAGGAATGGGCTCAGGCGTTCCCTGGTGCCGTGCTGGCCCAGGAGCTTGCCAAGGCGACCGCCTGGCTCAAGGCGAACCCGAAACGGGCGGGACGCCGCAACTGGCGGCGGTTCATCGTGAACTGGCTGCAGAGGTGCCAGGACAAAGGCGGCACCGTCCGCGAGCCGGGCCGGCGACCTGACGAGAAACCGCCACCGAAGTCGTGGAAGGACCAGTACCAACCCGCCCCGTACAGGCGACCGCACGAAGTCGCCGCGCTTGCCACAGGACTGAAACTCAAGGAGGAGGATTTATGACCACCGAGACCGAGACCGAACGACCGTCGCTGACCGAGCAGCAGGCCCGCGTCCTGCAGTTCATCACGGACAACGCCGCGATGTATTCGCCGACCGTCCGCGAGATTGCCGCTGCCTTTGGGTTCAAGTCGCCCAACGGCGTGACGTGCCATCTCGTTGCCCTGGAGCGAAAGGGCTACCTCAAGCGGCATCGCACTGTTCGTGGAATCGAGGTGTTGCGATGAAGCGTCGCCGCGTGTGTCCCGAGCTTGTCGCCAACGCGTGCCTTGCCCATGCGTGGGATGACGGCATCGACGATGAGTCGCGTGCCCTGCTGGAGCAGGCGCACAACGTCATCAAGTCGCTCATGGCGCGGTGCATCGCCACGGCCAAGGTGCTCGAGGTAGTCGAGGCCGAGATGGCTTCGATGAAGTTCCCCTTGCTCGGTGATGAAGACCCGGGGCTCGGACTATGACGCTCACCCACCTGGCCCTCATCAGCATCGGCAATATCGTTCTCGCCTGCACGTTCGTGTTGGGCGTTCTGGTTGGTTGTTCTCTCCAAGCGCGAAAGGAATCACGCAATGGCTACGAAGGTAAAGGCTCGGACTGGTGGCATCGTATTGAACGCGAGCGAGCTGAAGAGTGCGCTCGGCGCGGTCGCTGCGGCGGTGGGAAGGACTCGCCCGGTGCTGGCGAACGTCCGCATCGGTGACGGGCTCATGTCTGCCACGGACCTCGAGGTGCGAATCGACACGGTTCTCGACTACCAGGGCGATGCCCTGCTGTTGCCGCACGCGAGGCTGTCGGCCATCCTCGGGGCCAGCACTGGCGAAGAGGTGACGCTGACGCCGAAGGGCTCGTCTTGCGTCGTGCGAATCGGCCGGGGCGAGTGGACGCTGCCGACCGAGGACGCTGCCGAGTTCCCGACGTGGGAGCCGGGCGGGCTCAAGCTGGTGACGCGACTGCCGGCTGACGAGTTCTGCCGGGCGGTGCGGGCGGTCGAGCACGCGACCGACAACGAGAGCAGCCGCTATGCCCTCGGTGCGGTGCTCGTGGACGTGACCGATGGCGTCGTGAACCTCGTGGCAACGGACGGGCGGCGGCTGTCGGTGGCCGAGTGCGAGCACGACCTGGCAGTCGATGACGGGCAGACGCTCGTGCCGGCTCGCGTGATGGCGATTCTTTCTCGGCTGGCTGGCGGCAGCGAGGGCAGCGTGCAACTCGAGGCCGACGCCAACACGATGATGGCGACCATCGGCAGCCACACCGTGACGGCGCAACTGACGCAGGGCCGGTTCCCCCGGTGGCGTGACGTTCTGCCGGCGGACGGGCCGCAGCCGACCACGGTGCTCGCGGCTGAGTTGCTGTCGGCGACCAGGGCGGCGGCCATCGTGGCGAGTGAGCAGAGCCGGGGCGTGGACTACACGTTCACCGCCGAGGGGCTGCATCTGCATGGGCAGTCGGCCGAGTGCGGCGAGTCGAGCGTGACGTGCGAGATCGTGGAGTTCGGCCACGGCTGCACGGTGAAGCTCGACCCGGTCTTTGTGCGTGAGTGGCTGCAAGGCTTGCCGGCTGACGGCGAGCCGACCATCAGCGTGCAGGCGAAGGACAAGGCATCCGCCGTCGTGATGCGGGCCGACTCCTACACGGGCGTCATCATGCCGCTCGACCCGTCTGCTTGACGGGCGTCCTACGGTTGCGTCGTGTTCGATTTCACCACGGAGGGTTTTCCATGTTTCGCTTGTTCCTGGCTCTTGTGTTGTGTGTCGCGTGCGTGCCGGCGTTTGCCGACCGCTACGTGACGCGGGTGCGAACGTCGGCGCAGGAGGATGCCGAGTTCATGGCCCGCACGGGTCGCTTTGCCCATCGTGGCACGGCGGGCTGTCGTGAGGGCATCGGCTACGGCTCGACCCCGGAGCAGGCGTTGCGGAACTGCTGCTACTGGGGCCGCTACGCGGTGCGTGAGAAGGCGGTCGCTCGCGGTGCGAACGGTCGCTACTACGCCGTGGTCCGGTATCACGACTGACTGACTAGGTTGCCCCGGCTGGCAGGTGTGCGTCGCATCTCCGCTCGCCTCCAGCCGGGGGCAACCGCCACGAAAGGAAGCCATGCCATACAACGTCGGAATCGACCGCGAAGAGTTCGCCCGCTTGTGGAGCGAAGGCGTGCCCAACTATCGCATCGCGGAGCATTTCGGCATCCACTCCAACACAGTGCTGCGAAAGGCGTGCGAACTGAAGCTGCCGCAACGCAAGCGGCAGGTGGACGTGCCGCTGCTGTTTCGCCTGTGGGGCGACATGACGCTGACGCGAGCCGAGATTGCCCGCAAGCTGGGCACGACGGAGAACCAGTTGACGCGGCTCGCCGAACGTCACGGGCTTGGTCGGCGTGGTAGACAGCATCGAGCGTTTTCGATGGATGACCCGACGCCAGACGAGATTGCCCAGCGGGCTGCGGAGTGCAGGGCTCGGCATATGGAACTGCGGCGGAAGGAAGACATCGTGAAAGGGGTGAGCGCATGACATTCGCGGAACTAGAGGCGGCGGTGATTGGCTGGGCTCGGGACCGGAAAATCATTCCCAACAGCACGCCGGTCGTGCAGTTGATGAAGACCGTATCGGAACTGGGCGAGCTTGCTGACGCCACGATAAAGGGCGACGCGGACGGCGTCTGCGATGGTGTTGGCGACGTGCTCGTGACGCTCGTCATCTTTTGCGAGTTGCGAGGCATCCGCCTGGAGGACTGCCTTGCCAGTGCGTATGCGACCATCAAGGACCGGCGAGGCACGCTGACGGAAGACGGCGTGTTCGTGAAGGAGGAAGCATGAGCGACGAGGTGACACTCCGCGACACGTTCGCGGCTGCGGCGTTGACGGGGCTGCTTGCTGGCCGCAAGTTCACCGCATTGGATGATGCGATAGTTGCGGAGCCATACGCCGAGGCGGCCTACGGCATCGCCGACGCAATGCTCCGCGAGCGGGAGCGAACGAACCATGACGCCGCGCCGGCGGCGAGAGCCGGGACGCCTGGCACCGGCGACACACAGGAGCCTGTGGCGTGGGCGGTGATGGATGGCACAAAGACGCTCGTCGGCTATCACTCATGCAGCCGCGAAAAAGCAGAAGCGTGGGCGCGAGAGTACGGGTTTCCAGAAGTTGTGCCGCTCTACCGCCAGCCCACGCTCACCGACGCGGAGCGGGAGGCGGTGCGGTACATGATTGCCGCCGGGAAGTTCGGGCAGCGTGACGAAGCGTTAACCGAAGAACACGCCGCCACCCTGCGCGGACTGCTGGAGCGGCTTGGAGGTGGCGAGTGAGCGATACGAATGAGCGGTCTGGTGCATCGACTGGTTCTGCTGCGACCGTCCCGGCGTGGGCCGACGATCTTGGCAGAGAGATCGCCTGCTACCTTTGGGGCATATCCGCGTTGCGGCACGGCCTGACAATGCCGGGCGACTTCATCCCGTGCGTGTCGGCCGCACTGCGGGCTGGGTTCGCCAGCGGGCAGATTCGGCTCCCCGCAAGTTCCCCGCAAGCACCCCGCAAGTAGAAGCAGAACGCCCGCGATCACCAGCGGCGAGGAGGAGACGATGAACGAACCGAACACGACAGCCGAGCCGTCTGGTGCATCCGGTGGTTCTCGCGGGTCGTTTTGGCTCATTACGGTGGCGCAAGACGACTGTCGCGGCTTCTCAACAGTCCCAATAGCACAGCATCCGGCCGACTACATATCAAAAAACGCAGGTGACTCGCTGATCTGTGCGATCCCAATATCCAGAAAGCAGTTCCTTGTCGCCAAGAGGGCATACGAAAATGGATAAGACTAAAGTGTTTTCTTGCGCGTTGGCAACGATTGCGATGTGTGTGTCAGTTTTTGCTCTGTACCGAGCGCATCAGTTTGATGCGTTTGCGTGGAGGCTGGTTCGTCAGAATAGCGGCACCAGCGAGATTGTTGTTGAGTATTTGGGCGAGGTACAGCAACTTCGCGACCGGGTAGAGCAACTTGAGCGCAATCAACAGCCGCGAACGAAGGAGGCGGCAACCATGAACGACGAGAATGAGCGGTCTGTTGGATCGGGTGGTTATGTGGCGGGCGAGCCGGTGGCGTGGGCCGCTTTGCGAGAGGACGGGTCTGTGTACGCATGTCACCAAAGCCGAGACATGGTCGTTGCTGTTGCAGGCGACCGCAAGATCGTTGGGCTGTGGCTGCGGTCGCGAAACTCGTTTTTGTCGCCAGAGCCGGTGGCCTATTGCTGGGAGACGGCATTGCACGGCTGGGAGATCGCCAGCCCTGCCGCAGCGGCGGAGGAGCCGGAACTTCACTGGAAAAAAATGGTTGTTCAGTGACAACAGAACGCCCGCGATCACCAGCGGCGAGGAGTAGACATGGACAACACAAACGAGACAGCCGAGCCGTCTGGTGCATCCGGTGGTTATGCCACCCCGGCGGCTGCAATCCAGCGAGCATTCCGCGAACTGGCAGACAACATGAACGAGGCGAGCCGAGCGCACGCATTGAACTACACCGGGCTCTTGTACGCCCTGATGCTGAAAGGCGTGATTTCACCGAAAGAACTTGAGGCCGGGAGAGAACAAGCGAAGGCGGTCGTTGACGAGCATTTCGGGCCGACGCCAGATGAAAAGCGGGACGTTGAGTTGCGCAAGTTGTTGGATTCGATGGCGGGACGGAAGGCATAACGGCCGCGATCTGCGGCTCGTCCGCAGCATCGCGTGGTTCTGTTAGCGTATCCAAACGGAGGGGCGAAATGGAAAACAAACAAACGCCGCTGCAAGAGGACGAACTGGCCGCGCTGACACTTGACCGATCTGCGGTCATCAGGGTCGTGAGCGCGCTGCGTGAATACCGAAAGTTGGTTGAGATGATGCGTGGCCGAAGCGAGATGTACCAAGTATGGGCAGACGCCGACGCCGCCGTGCCGCGAATCGAAGGCACAGAAGAGGTCGATTAGACACAGAACACGCAGGATCAGCGGCGGCGACGAGAGGACGAACTATGACGAACGACAACGAGGAGCCGTCCGCTGCATCCGCTGGTTCTCTGATGAACAGAGCGACGATTGTGAGCGACGAACAAGTACCGATGGTGGGCGGCCCGAAGGACGGCGAGACTTACCGCTGGACAACGGCCCGCACCCTGCTCATCCCTGGCGGCAAAGACATGAAGCAGAAGGTCACTGCGGATGGAGTGGTGACGATCTTCGGCGAACACACCTACGAAATGAACTGCTGGGTTCGGGACGGCAAAAAAACGTACCGCTGGGATTACGTTGGATACAAGCCGCCGCAGTGAGTTGGCGAACACGCAGGATCAGCGGCTCGCGACCGCTGACGAAACTACACCCGCAGACGGCATCGCGAGTCCGCTGCATCCGCTGGTTATGGAGTCGCCATGTCACACGTTCACGAACACCTTCAGATGCTTGGCCTGAAGGTGCGGGACAAGGTTACGGAGATGGAAGGCGTCGTCGCGTCGATTTCATTCGACTTGTACGGCTGCGTTCAGGCCATCGTCAATCCGGGTCTGGACAAGGACGGGAAGCCGAGGGACACATACTGGTTCGATGTAAACAGGCTCACGGTCTTGTCGGACGTTCCGGTGATGGAACGGCCAAACTTCGTCGCGGGGCCACAGGCTCTCGGCCTCCAAGGCCCGTCGGAAAAGCCAGCGTCGAATAAGCCATAACCAGTGTTTCTACGGAACCGTATAACGTGCCGCCTATGTCGCGGTACTCATAACGTCTAGGCGGTTTTGCCGATTATCGGCTGCATAACATGACAGACAGCATGGAGGACATGAGATGAGGCTGCTCAACGCCATCAACGCCCGCTGGAACCGGCTCATCTACTGGATGCACGACGCTGCGGCGCGAACCCGCATCGGTTGGCTGACGAGTCTGAGCGTCTGGCTCTACGACCGATGCCACTGGCGTCTGCCGGATGATTGGCAACTCGTGTGCGGCATCCCGCTGGCGGAATACACGCTGCGGCAGGAGTTGGAGTTGGCCCGGCATCAAGCACGCTGGTACGCGGAATACGCTGCGGACCTTCAATGGTCGATGCTGGCGGCGGAAAGGGCGGAAGAACTGGAGAGCGTGGCGTGAAAGCCACGCTGACCTTCACGTTGCCCGATGACCAGGGCGAGTTTGACGCCGCGTTGCTTGGACGCGAAGCGTTGACGGCTCTCTGGGAAATCGAGAATCACTGCCGGGCGATTCTCAAACACGGCGACCCGCGAGAGGACATGCGGGAGTTGTGCGAGATGATACGGGCGATGATACCGCCGACGTGCCTGGAAGTTTGACACGCTCGCCATGCTTCGGGCATGGCATTGACGTTCACGATTCCAGGCGAGCCCGTTCCGCAGCCGCGCCCGCGAGTCTCGACGCGTGGCGGCTTCGCTCGCGCCTACGTTCCGGCGAAGCATCCCGTGCATGCGTACCGTGACGCGATTGCTACCGCTGCTCGAGCGGCTGGGGCTGGCGTCCACGGCGAGCCCGTGGGCGTGCTGATTGACCTTGTGTGGGAACGCCCGAAGTCACACATGCGAAAGAGTGGCGTGAAGCCTGACGCTCCGCAGTTCCCGCGATGCGACGTGGACAACGCGGCGAAAGCTGTGCTGGACGCCCTGAACGGCGTGGCATGGGAAGACGATTCCCAGGTGCAGCGGCTTGTCGTTGAGAAGAGCTACGGCCCGGAGGCACGGACCACCGTGCGAATCACATGACACCCCGCATCTGGCGTGAACTACTGGAGAGCGACGCGGGATGGTGGCGGGCTCACATGGCCCTGCCCAGCATCGTGCAGCACCACATTCCGCAGCCGACCGCAGGCGTTGAGGTTGGCGTCGCGTGCGGCTCGATGACCGTCTGGCTCTTGCGGTTGCTCCCGAGTCTGTCGATGACGGCGGTAGACCCGTTCGCGGCGTATGACCCGGACGATGGGCTGACGGAGTTGATGACGCATCACGGCGATGCCCTGCATGAGTTCGTCGCGGCTCGTCTCGCGGCCGAGTTTCCGACGCGGGCGGCAGTGTGGCGGAAGCCGAGTCTGGAGGCTGCGCCGCTGGTGCCCGACGCCAGCCAGGATTTCGTGTTCATCGACGCCGACCATCGGTACGAAGCGGTGCGGGATGACATTGCCGCGTGGCTCCCGAAGGTGCGGTCGGGTGGGCTCATCTGCGGGCACGACTACGGCAACGGGTTCCCCGGCGTGGAGCGTGCGGTGCAAGAGATGCTGACCGGGCGTGAAGTGAACGTGCATCGCGGCAGCACGATTTGGTTTTCGAGGGTCGCATGAGCAGCAAGACCGTCGTGATGATGACGCTGTGCAATCGCCCAAGCTACACGGCGCAGGTGCTGGGGGCTCTCGCCCGCTGCGATGACGTGGACCGCTTCCCGATTGGGCTCTTGTGCGAGCCGGTGAATGACGAAGTCATCGACATCGCTGGCAAGTTCACGACGCTGCCGCATATCAAAGCGTTCGCCATGAAGGGCTCGACGCGGGTCGGGTGCAACGTCAACACGTATTCGGCTCTCGCCTACGGGTTTGACCATCACGACCGCGTGATTGCCCTGGAGGATGACACCGTACCGGGCCGGGACTTCCTCCGATTCTGCGAATGGGGGCTGAACCAGTACGAACGTGACGAGACGGTGTTTTCCATCTGCGGATACCAGCGGACGCCGCCGAATGAGGTGGGCTTTCGCAACGCCGTCATCCGCGAGCAGTGGTTCACGCCGTGGGGCTGGGCGACGTGGCGAGACCGCTGGCACAGCGTCCGCGAACATTGGCCGGCGGATGACAAACAGGTGTCGTGGGATACCGTGCTGGACAAGCTGACGCGACGCGACCGCTACGAAGTGCGGCCGATGCTGGCACGGATTCAAAACATCGGAGCCGAAGGCGGGACGCATGTGCCCGGTGCGGCGTGGCACGCGGCGCATCATCTCAACCGGCACTGGGTCGAGAGCGTACCCGGCCCTCGCGTAGACGAGTGGTATGAAGTGAACGCCAGCGAGACGAAGGCATTGAGGGCAGACCATCCATGTTGAGACTCGTCACGTATCACACGCCGTCGCATCGGGAAATGTGCCAGCGGTTCGTCCTCTCGCGGGCGTATGGATTCAAGGAAGTGCGGTCGTTTGAATACAAGCAGACCTGCCCGAGCGGAACGTTCAAGCAAGAGGGCTGGAATCGGTGCATGGATGACAAGCTCGATTGCCTCATGCGGTTGCCGATGGACGGCACGCCCACGGTGTACGTCGATGCCGACGTGTGCCTGATGCCTGGGCTGCACGATTGGGCCGAGCGGCAGTTTGCCGACCTCGACTTCGACGGCGTGGCGATGAGCGATGACGTGATTCAGTGGTGTGCGGGCGTGATGCTGTTCCGTTCCACGTCTCGCGTCCATGCGTGGTGGCGGTTGCTTGCGGACCTGTCGGCCATCTGGGACCTGCCCGACCAAGAGGTCATCGACCAACTGCGGATGCACTCGCAGCAGCGGGGCACGACGCTGCCGGTGCCGCTGACGCTCTTGCCGCGCGACCGGGTGTGCAACTGGGCGACGGTGAGCCAGCCGAACGTGCCGCCACCGTGGACGGGCGAGCCGTTCGACGTGCCGCCGACGTGCGTGGCGTTTCACGCGAATTGGACTGTGGGCGTAGAACGGAAGGTCGAGATGCTGGAGCGCGTGCTACATGGCAGGCAACACCGCAGCGATTGACCGGGCGACGCTGGAAGCCCAATGGGCGGCCTATGTCCCAATGGCGGCTATCTGCCAGCACTGGACGATAACGACCGACCAACTCGTGAGGTTACGGTCGGCGTGGGCCATGCCCCTGCGCCTCGACCGCAAACGCCGCTACAAGCCGAGCCGCAACGAGCGGATGTTGGACCCGACGCCCGAGGAACTGGCGGCCAGCGAAAACAGTCTGGCCCTGGCCCCGATGGTCGCCGCTCGTGCGACGTGCGAATCGGTGCTGTGGACCGACGAAGTGCGTGCCCAGCGTCAGGCCGTGCAGCCGACGCCGTTCCGGCTGGCTCGCATCGAGGTGCCGGGCGAACTGCTCGACGAGGTGGAGGAGTCGCCGGATTGGTAGGCGGCGAAACTGCAAGGCAACCCGCCCAGCGTGGTAGACCGGAGATACCCCGCGAGGAGCGTCTGCCATGCCCGACTACGGTGCTACCCCTGCCGAGCTTTCCCAGTACGGGAACAATCTCAACCTCTGGCAGTCGCTCATGCTGCTGCAGCGGTGGAGCCCGTTGATTGGCTACGGCCAGCGGTTCGTCAACGAGGTGGACCCGTACCGCAAGTCGCTCATTGTGGGCGAAGCCGCCGAATGGCTGGCATCGCAGACGGCGGCACAGACCGATGACCGGCTCGTCCGGTTGCTCGCGGACCTCCTGCGGACGAAGGAAGGCGAAGCCCTGGTGCGGTTCATTCTCCTCCAGGTCGAGGCCGTGCGGTGAATGAATACCTCTTTCGTCTCGTTGCCGTCGCTCTTGCGGCGGCTTTACTCGCTGCTCCCTACTGGCAGCAAATCCAAGCCATCACGTACCGTGCGGTGGAAGCCGTGCGTTCGCAGGCCGGGCTCGTCGGCCGCATTGTCGCCGCCGGTCTGCTGATTGCCGCCGCGTGGGGCAAGGTGCCGCTGCCGACGCTGCCGAGCGTCGCGCCGCAGGTGAGCGTTGCAACGCCGAGTGACGAGATGCAACGCCTTGTTACGCCCGTGGCTGCCGCCCTCAAGGGTCTGCCCGCCGCCGACCGGTCGTTGTGGGCTGCCCTCTGGACTCGTGCTGGCGTGGTCGCCGCTGGGGATGCCGTCACCGCTCAGGTGGCGTTCGCGGACACGCAAGCCCTGCGGGACTTCACCGCCCTCGCCGTAGACATCGGCTGGCGTCGCATCGGGAGGCACGCCGCAGGCTCCCAGGAATCGCTGAGGGCGGCCGTCGAGGCAGCCTACGGTTCCGCACTCGGCAAAGACGTGGTGCCCGTCACGAGCGAACTGCGGGGCCGCTACGTCGAGTTCGCTAATGCAGTCGCCTGGGCTGCGAGGTGACGCATGGCCGATGTGCATGGCATGGGCTATGTCCCAGACCCGGAAGGTGCCGAGGCGTTCGTCGCCACGCTGCCGCATCCCACGTTGGCATCCGCTGGCCCTGACCTGCGGGCGGCCGGCGAAGACGTGATGCTGTACCCCGCCCTGCTGGCGTGCCAGCCGTCCTGGCGGCGTGGGTCGCAAGGCAACGTCGGCTCTTGCGTGGGCTGGGGTGCGAGCCTCGCCGTGGACATCCTCGCGGCGTGCGACATCGTCTGGCGGAAGGAAGCCGAATCGTGGAACGGCCGCACGATTGAGGCGAGCCTTTACGGGTTCTCGCGGGTGGAGGCTCGCGGGCAGCGGTCGAACACCGGAGGCGACGGCAGCACCGGCTTCCACGCGGCGAAAGCCATCCGCGACTTCGGCTGCCTCCACTACGGCGTGGACTACGGCGGCACCGTCATCGAGCAACGCGGCACCGAGCAACGCGACCGCGAGTGGGGCCGCAACGGCGTGCCCGACACGCTGGAGCCGTTCGCCAAGGAGCGGCGGTGCCAAGAGACAACGCTGGCCGTGGACTTCGACCAGGCGGCCGTCGCCATAAGCAACGGCCTGCCCGTGGTTGTCTGTTCGGGTCAGGGCTTCAGTATGTCCCGCGACTCAGAGGGATTTTGCAAACCCGGTGGGGTGTGGTGGCACGCGATGGTATTTGCGGGTCTGCGCGTCGGCCGCCGTCCCGGCCTGCTGTGCGTGAACTCGTGGGGCGATAGCAACACGGTCGGCAAGCACTACCCGGAGGCGATGCCCGAGGCGGTTCGCAACTGCTCATTCTGGGTCGATGCGGACGTGGCAACGAAGATGCTCGCGGGCCGCGATTCGTACGTCTATGCGGGATACAACGGCTTCAAGCCGACGCAACTGCCCGACAACTGGCTGCGGGGGATTCTCTGATGCGTTGGCTGCTGCCGCTTCTCGTCGTGCTGGTTGGCTGCGTCGCTACGCTGCCGGGTGATGACGGTCTGACCGCCGACATCGCGTGCGAGACGGCCCGCATGGTCGTGCAACTTCGGCAGCAGATCCCGCCGACGCCAGCCCCGCCGAGCGATGGCAAATGCACAAACTGCAACGGTCGCGGCTACGTCGGTGACGGCACGGTCAAGGTGAAGTGCCAGCCGTGCGACGGCACCGGGAAGGCGAAGCGATGACGCTCGACGAACTGCAAGCCCACGTCTGGGAGCAACTGCCGACCGTGCCTCGCACGCTGGGCGGTCGCCGCATCGTCAATCGCATCGTGCGGCGTGCGGTCAAAGGCTGGCCCATCCCGGTCCTGGAGCAGTGCGACGCGGGCGAGACGCAGGTTGTCGCCCACCACTACACGAAGACCGTGGAGCGGGCCGTGAAGCACGAGTACGGCATGGGCATCATCTTGACGCTCGTGCTGTCTGCTCTCGTCTCCGAGGTGGTCAAGATTCTTGTGCGGTGGTGGCTGGAACGCCAGGAGAACCGCGAGGCGATGCGGGCGCTTGCAAGAGAGATGCTGCACCATGACTGACCAAGCGAAAGACACGATGTTTGGCATCATCGAGCGGTGGGGATTTCCCACTTTGGTCGCCATCGCCGTTGGCTGGGTGCTGCGGCACGACGTGCTGCTGCCGCTCGTCGAGGAGCATCGCACGTTCGTGCGGTCCCTGAGTGAGACCCAGCGGGAAATCAGTCAGGCCGTGAGCGAGCAGACACGCCTGCTCTACGCGCTGCAGCCGCGAGTTGCAGGCGATGGTAAACCGGACGCAGCGAGGAACTAGCCATGCCGATGAATCCGAGACTGCTGCGGCCACTGGCGAGCGGTTTTAATCCGCGCAGTATCGCGGGCCTGAAGATCTGGTACGACGTTGCCAATACAGCGTCGATGACGTTTAACGGCAGCACTGTCTCGCAGATCAACGACCTGTCGGGAAACAGCTTCCACGCCACTCAAAGCACAGCCAATAATCAGCCGGCATACAGCGCGACGGCTCTGAACTCGCGCCCAGGGTTGACGCATGACGGAACCGACACGCTGATGTCTGCGGCGACGCCGTCCAATTTGGTTTTGAACGGCAGCACATCTCCAGCTCTTACGCTCGTCATTGTTGCCAGTTCTACGTCGCCCAATGCCGGTTTGACGATTGGGTGCGACCCTTTTGCCAACGGGCGACTTTCTGCGCATTTGCCATTCGACAACAACGCCACGAACGCATACTGGGACGTTGCTGGGGCTGGTGGCGGAAGATTGGCGTTTTCAATTAGCACGGCACAGCGTGCCGCCGGGATTTACGTTTTGCAACGCAATGGCGCATCTATGTTTGTTCGGAGGAACGGCATCGAGTTAGCGTCTAAGGCGAACGCCAGCCAGACCTTTTCAGTCTCTAGCTCAACCTTTGGCATTGGGCAAATCACGACCTCTGGTTTTTCTGGCGTTTGGTCCCAGTGCCTGGTCTACAGTCAAGCGTTGACTGTGCTGCAAATCCAGGCAGTGGAGCGATACCTCTCGCGTCTCACTGGCGTCGCGTTATGAGATATTTTCGGAGTTCCAGCGACGAAGTCTACGAGCAAGCACGGCTGACGCTGGACGCTGCGTGGGGACACCCGAACTCAGCCACTAAGACCGTAACCTGTGTTGACCCTGCAAGCGTCGCTCCTCGTGACGCACAAGGGCGGATTGTGCTGGCCGTGAACGATGAGTTCTGCCAGTACGAAGCCGCTGCTGCCATGCTGCCGCAACTGCTCGCGAGCGGTGTTGTTGAGGAAATCGACGCGGCGACGTATCAGGCGGCAGTGCAGCCGCAACTGCCCTGAACTGCCCGTACCGCCCCGCGACACCGTAGGCTAGGGGCAAGGAGACGAGAATGAACGAAGCAGAAATCAAGCGACGGACCCGGCAGTTCAGCATCACGCTCGGCACGGCAACCGCCGCTGCCACCACGCTGCGAGCCGATGACATGGCCGGCGGCGTTATCTCATGCGGCACCATGAGCACGGCATCCGTCTCGCTCCAATGCTGGGGAGCCATCGACGAGGCTGGACCGTATCGCCGCATCTATGACGCCAGCGGCTCCGCAGCCGACATCACGCTCGTCCCCAGCACCACGGACGGACGCATCTACGCTCTGCCCGATGCGCTCTTCGGCGTGCCATTCATCCGCATCGTGAGCGGGACGACGAACTCGACAGGCACCGTGAGCGTCGTGTCGTTCAAGTCGTGACCCTGTGCCCACGCGAATCCCCACGCATCGACCGCCGCGTCTACGCTCCGCGAGTGTGGAGCATCGACCGAATGCGTACCAGCGTGGATACACCGACAAGCGACATACCGCGTGGCGGCTCGCGGTGCTGACCCGCGACGCGTGGCAGTGCAGAGCGTGCGGCACAGTGTGCAGCGACAAGGGGCAAGCCCACGCGGACCATGTGAGCCCGGTCGTGCATGGCACCGATAGGTGCCAGGATGGACGAAGCCGGTATGACGTTGAAGGCGGGCAGTGTCTTTGCCAGGCGTGCCACAACACCAAAACGGCAAGGGAAAGCGGTCGCGGAAGGGCCTGAACTTTGGTACACTGTGCCACCCGAAGGAGGTGGCAATGGCGTGCCTGCGATGCGGTTCAGGATGGACCACAAGAAAGGGCAAGGACATGGTTTCCTGCCCAGAGTGCTGCAAGCAACAGCGGTGCAAGGCTCGAAAGCAAGGGCGACTGCCGACGAGCGAAATCAAGACGTGCGAACGATGCGGGCAGCAGTTCGATGCCGTTGGTGGGAACGCGATTCTGCTATCGCGGCACTGTGCGACATGCAAGCCACTTGCTCGGTCTGAGTATCTTGCAAAGCGCAAGGCGGAAATTGCCACAGGACAGCGGAACGTCAAGCCGCAGAACAAGCGGCCGGCCCGTGAATGCGTGAGATGCGGCAAGAAACTCAAAAAGGACCAGAGCAAGTTCTGCGGAAATGAGTGTTTCGCAGAAGCCCGCAAGGATGGCAGTCAACCATGGGATCGCACGAATCAGCTCGAGTCTGTGTGGCACCGTGGCGGATTGTGGGCGTCGGCCCCATCACGCAAGCCTGTGCGAGAGATCCTGACCAGCTTCCAGTCATTCATGCGAAGTCTCAATCGCATGTACCGAAAGGCGACCGAGTCGCTGCGGCCATGTAAGGTGTGTGGCTGTCCGTGCGGCAAGAGGCTTTGCTCTGATGAGTGCCGGCAGGCTAACGCTGACAAGGCTGCGGCGAATGAGCGTGCTGCAAGAAAGCGGTACAGGAAGACCGCAGGCAAGCACTTCAAGCAAAGGGCCAAGCGGTATGGCGTTGAATACGTGAGGTTCCCAAAGACGCTGGTCTTTGAACGCGATAACTACATCTGCCAGTTATGCAAGACTCCTGTGCTGGAGGCTGCTAGGTATCGCAAGAGTGATGGCAAGATACATATGAAGTCTCCGACCATTGACCACATCATTCCCATGAGCAAGGGTGGACCGCACACGCCAGACAACTGCCAGACCGCGTGCTTCGGCTGCAACTCCAAGAAAGGCAGTCGCAGGATAGGACAGCTTCGGCTGGCTTTGCGGTAGCCCCCCCTCCCGGGGGGCCAGTGCGGCTCTGGCCGGGCTGCGGAGGAATACCGTTTGCCCTGGGGCACGTAGACAAAGCCGAAACGAACGCCCCCTAGAAGGCCCGCGAAAATGCCAACCGGACGCAAACCAACGCCGAAAGCCATCCTTGAGATGCGGGGCAGCCAGGTTCGCGGCCCGCACTCGCGTGGCGGCATCGACGCTCCACCTGGCGTGCCGCCTCCTCCCGACTACTTGTGCGAAATCGGCCGGGCCGAATGGGAGCGGATCGTGCCCATGTTGGAGACGAGCCGCGTGATGAGTTTGCGGCATCAGCACACGCTCGCCGCCTACTGCGATGCACTGGCCGACATGGTCAAGGCTGACCGCGAACTCCGCGAGCATGGCGCGACGTTCATGGACGATAAGGGTAGGGTGATGAACCACCCCGCGTGGTATCGCAAGAAAGACGCCCGCCTGCACATGCTGCGGTTTGCCGAGCAGTTCGGCTTGACCGCATCGGCACTGGCTCGCGTTTCGGCAGTGGACAATGCCCCGCAAGAAGACGAAGAAGACCGACGCATGCTCGGGTGATTGCCCCGGATGCCTTGCCATCCGGTTCTTCGAAAAGCATTTGACCCACGTAAAGGGTCCGCTTGGTGGAAAGCCGCTGCTGTTGCAGTCGTGGCAAAAGTCGTGGCTGCACTCGCTCTATGGGACGCTTCGTGCTGACGGCCGGCGGCAGTATCGGACTACCTTGCTTGCGATTCCTCGCGGCAACGCCAAAAGCACGACCGCTGCCGGGATTGCGTTGAAGGGGCTCATGGAAAATGAGCCCGGCGGCGAGAACTATTCGTGCGCTGCCGACCGTGACCAGGCTA